GCGACGGCAAGAAAACAGTGGATAGTGACATTGAGGACCTAAAAGCTGATTCAGGGCCAAAGACGATGAAATCATGGAGTGAGGTCAAGGGCAAAGAAAACACAGAGGAAAGCAATATTTTGATAAGCGGAGGGACAACCGATGCTGAAGAGATGAGAAAAGCCAATGAGAGTTTCGCAGGACAAGAAAACGTCACCATGTTCCCAGATGAGTGGCTGACTCCCAGCGAATGTGATACAATAATGAGAGAGAGATTGGAAAACGAGCCCATGAACTTTAATGACTGGCCTTGGAAAAGTGCAAGCGCTGATGGACTGCAATGTGGGCCTGATGCGATATCAATCCTAAATAACTTAAACAAGAACGAAGTGACAACAAAAATGAGTGAAATACGAGCAGTCTATAGCAAGATCAACAAGGACTATTCCTCTAATGATGAGACGATGTTTTCTATCGAGGAAATGATAATGTGTGGAAATGCACTCGGGCTAAGTTTCATAATTATTACGCAAGAAGGGAGCTGGCATGCTACCAAAGAGAGTTGCAATAGCAAAGAGTTTGATAGGATTTTGCTAAAAGGACTGCATTACTTTTATGTTGGTTATGAAGAAGTCAGAGCAAGTCAAGAAAAAATCAACAACGATGAAGATGATAATGGAAATGAAAATAAAGAAATCGGTGATTCCATTAGCGATAACAGCCAAAAAGATAGTGAAGAGAACAATGACTGCGAGGATATGCCCGGTGACATGCCTGAGGCTGAAGATTTCTTCTTTGAAGCTATGGAAATGGATGGGTTTGATGATTACGAAGAAGACGCAGTGGCAACAGCAGAAGAAATGTCAGAATTAAAAAGTCTCACTGCCGATTTACTCACAGAGAAGGAGTCGATCAAAATTGCAAATGAAGAACTAAAGGTCAAAAGCGTAGATGACGAATACGATCCTTTTGAGTCTGACGATTGTAGTGATGATGAAGAGCCAGAGAAAGAAAGAGAATTCGATCAGGACGATTTGTTGGCCACGCTAATTAGTGATACGGCATTCAGGGATCAACTATTAATAAACAATGCCATGGTTTTCTTAGAATATTGTATCAAAAGGAAAATATCATGCAAGAAAGGCATTTCTGAATTTTCTGGAGATTTGAATAATAGTGTATTCAAGGAAGAGTTTGAAGAAGCCATAAAGAAGGAGATGGGAGATTATTTCGATCTGGATACTGCAGTTAATAATACAAAATACAACGATGAATTTAACGAAGAGCTTTTTGAGAAAGAAAAACACGAGAGAGCTATGATGCATAGAGCAAATGTTTCTTCAGTTGTTTTACATATATTACCTTACTGGAAAAGGCAATTCTCTAGCTATTACGGATTCTGTTTTTCAGGTGACAGGGTGACAGCTGATGAACATGATCAAAAATTGCTGTTGGAGCTACAAGTTTTGGGATTCAAAATAGACGGCTCGATTTTCGCTTGTTTAGAAAACCTGTTCAGGCTTATCCCTTGGGCTATAGGTGAAAAAAGAGAAGAACGAAATAAATTGATCAACAAAGTTAGGAAAATAACAAACGCATATGTCAGGACTGAGATTGTAATGAGAAAATTATTCTCTCACAAAGGGAAGGAATTCATGGAAATTGGATTACTGCACCACAGCTCTGCATTACCGTTGTGGATTGACGAAAAGATAGATAAGTATTATTTAGAAATAAGCAAAGAAGTCGAAGACAAAGCGCGGGCTAATAAGGAAGAGATTAAGAGAGAGCTGGAAAAGAGCGGCAACGATCAGATGTCTATCAGCACTTTCCCTGTTGTAACATTCCCAACCAAGCTTATCAATGAAGATGCAGAAACCAGTGAAGATGAATTTATGATAGCAATGAAAGCGCAAGAACAGGTCCAAAGATTAAACAGTGAGGCTATAGCAGCTCAGTTTGCAAAGGACGAAGAAGACTCTAGAAGAGAAGAAATAATTAAAGAAGAAAAGATAAGACAAAAAGAGATGATAGAGCAAGAAAAGATCCTATATAGATTAAGCGACACTGTTTTCAGGAGATTATGGGACGGTACGACAGCTGCTGATCATGATGTGGTTATAAGCGAAAAAGAGTTTGACAATAGGATGGAACAATACCAGAAGCTTTTTAGTTTTAACATCAAAGATGGTTTACGAGTTGCTTTCAAATTCTCCAAAAGGCAATCTATTATGACAGGTTACGGACAAACTTGGGATGATCAAGAAACAAGTGGGAAAGATGTCATCGATTTGGTAAGCGAAATGGACTCTAACTGGGATCAGGCAGTGCGCACACAATGCGACAGCATAGAAGATGATGAGGAGATCGCGACTGAGATTCTCGGCATTGAGCAATTGTATGAAAAAACTGCCAAGGTAATCCGGTCTTTAATCGACAAAGATAATTCGACCATGATAATGAACAAAGACGATGAAGAATTACCAACGGATTCTGAAACGTCCATTGATGAACAAGAAACCGAAAGTGAGCAGGTGGACGAAGGTCAAGAAACAGAAGAAAGCAGAGAACAAGAAAGCGAGGAGGAGTCAGATGAGAATGATAATGATAATGATGACGAAAGAATTAGCAATGATAATGAGCTGGAACAAAACCTTACTGATTCTGAAAGCAGTTTAATGGCTAAAAAAGAAGAAGAAGGAAAAGAAGCCTATTCAGGATTATGTTGTAACAATATTGATATCAGTCATTGGTGCGACGAAAAAAGAAGAAGGTATTTAGATTACACTGTCAAGTCAGATTACGTGCCTAACCCAGAAAGTTCAGATTCAGATTACGAACCCTTTAAACCTAGGAAATCATTTGATTACGAAGGCTACAAAAGCAGAAAAATGATCGAAGTCGACAGGAAAAACAGGAGGGAATCTAAGAATGGTTTGTGGAAGAGATCAGATTGTATGTCAAGATATTTCGGATTCGATCACGGGCCTTGGTTTGAGGATATTGAACTGAAAGATAAGCAATTAATGAAGAAAATGGCTTATTACTCTATAGATTTATCAAAAGGAGAAGCTCACATATCATCAGAGCGATTCGAAAATGCTTTATTCACCAGTCTGGAAATGATAAGCAAATCAGTCAAAAATATCCCTATTATGTCTGATTGGGATGGAAGCAGCATTTTTTCTTCAGATCTTCCAGACGAAGATGCTAAGAAACTTGATTGGGCTGACTTAGTCGATGATGAGTACCACAGGATAAACTCAAAAATTGAATTTGAGTCTGTGGAACAATATTTGGAAGACTACATCAACGGGATACTGAAAAGTTCGATTTTCTTGTCTTGTGGTCTTACTGTGGAGTTTACAGAATTGCTGAAAGAATTCTTAAAGGATTTATATGAGTTCAATGAGGCAGATAAAAGTTTGAATTTGGCTAGTTTGCATGAGCTGATAAGATGTCCTTCCATGTCAGTGCGAGTTATTCATCACTTCATTTTTACTTCAATCACCAGACTCTGCTCGTCCACAAGACTGGCCATTGTTAAAGATGCCATAGAACGAGAAATTTCTACATTCGTTGAACAAGACTTGACTCAGTCTTCAGTTCCTAAAGAAGGAGAAAACATCACGACATCCGAGCTATTTATAGACACTAATGTTTATGCAAACGCTCTGCAACCTTTTTTCTCTGCCACTCACCCTTTCAAAATAATAGTAGATCGCATGCTAGTGCACGAACTGTATAATCTTCCTCCAGACAAGAGAGGCAAAGCTTTTAGCAACTTGTTTGACATACTCGAAGTAAACCGGTACAGGATCTGTTACGATGAAGTCACTAAGAGAGGAGATGACCATTACAAGGAAAAAGGATATAACGTCCTGACATTTGATAAGGATTTTGGACAGCCTAACTGGAGTCTGCTGAATTTGACAGCTTATTATTCGATTGTCTCTAAAACCAATTTTTATTTTTATCGAGATTTTATTTCAAAACCGGTATGGGAAGGAGACAAATTGCTCACAGACAGCAGAATAAGCAAAGAATTATCTGATCTTTTTCGAACAAAAGAGAGTGTTGACGAAATGACCAGACTTTCTAAAAGGTTAAGAGTGGAAGACGAGCCAATCAACAAGGATGAGAAACTCCTGGATCAGTTGTTTGAAATGACTAAGAGGGGTGAGGGAAGTCAAAACTTTTACGATAAATTAGAATCAATTGACTATAAAAAAATTGTAAGTGAATTGGAAGTGGTGGAAAAAGTGATGGGTAATTTCCCCAACTTTCAAAACCCGTTCATAAGGACTGATGATTTCAGATTAGAGGATCTCAGCGAATTGGCTGAAAAATCATTACAAGAAGACATAGAGAATTACAAAATCAATGCTAAGAAATTTGGATTCCAAGAAAAGGCTGATGTTAAAATATTCCGAATAAACTCAGTCAAGGATGAACACATTAAAGACGACATATTGAATTTTCCTGATTCCATTTTTGATGATTTGCCTTCCAAAGATGATTCTCATCTGCTCAAATTCGTAAATGAGCAAAACCAAAGAATTTTTAATGATTTTTCTAGCAAGGAAGACAGGACAAGCAAATTAGTCACGATTAATTACAAATTAGCTTTGAATCACAGGAATAAATACAACAATAGTTTCACTCATCATCAAGAACTGTTAGAAAGACTAAGCATGAAAGATGAGTTTGAATTGGACAAAGATTGTGAGCCAATAGGTGATACGAGCGAAGTCAATTTATTGAGAAGAATCTTCAAAGGTTTAATTGCTGAGTCAGACAAGACAGGTCATCTTTATGGCAAGCCGAAGCACAATAAATTTCTTTACAACCTATGCATGCTATTCAATCATCTTATTTTCCATTCAACTATGAAGACAGATAAGAAGACTCTGAGGGAAATTCAAAAAGTGCACAACACTGCTTTTTCAAAGACTGACGCTAATCCTTATATTGTTACCACTAACAACTTCAAAAGAATAGGATATGTCACCAGAAAAGGTCCAGTCCTGACGAACCCTAATCAGAATTGCAGGCATCGTCTTTTCTTTGTATTCAACCGGGATAAGTACGAAGAACTTAAGGACAAGATTGGTTATTATCCTGAGTTTGTCTATCGAGGGAAATCCGGGACACTGGTTGAAAGTAACGTGATCACAATCAGTCGTTCTTACACTACTAATTTAGAGAGACTGGAATACAAGTCGAAGCTTTATTTTAATACTTTCCACTTGAGAATGTTCAGTTCTCCAGACATATATTACAATATTTTCTTCTGTCTTTTTTACATTTCAAAAAATGTGAGCAAAATGTTGTCTTTCTTCAAGTATTTCAATGTCATTTCGCTGAGCAATTACAGCAAGCTGCCTTCGTTGATAAAGAAATATCTGTCCAATTACCCCAAGAGAAATTGTGAGCTTTGGTTAAGAAACAGAATATCTGACATAATAAACTCGGCAAATTCTGAAAATGGGACGATGAATCTGCTGCAAGATACTAGCAAAGATGTTATCGATTATTTGGAATTTAACAACTTATACACCACACCTTTTTTGAACATAACTTCATCCAATCATAATTATAGCAAGATGATCTCCGACATCCGTAACAATATAGCCATGAAAGACAAGTTTGTTCACCCTGACATTTATGTGAGTCTGGACAAAAGTGACGGATTGAAACATATAGATATAGACCTATTCAAATTCGGATTCGAAAAATTAATAGACAGAAAAATGAGGAGATTAGAGAGCATCGACGACATTTATCACAGATTCCGAACTACGTTCAATGATTTCTTCGAGACAAACACTGTAGGAGTTAATCCGTTCACTGGAAAGAAGGAGGCAAACAGAAAAATAGTCACAGATATGCTGTTGTTTTACTTTGAATTTAATAAAGATGAAACAAGATTTGATTGTTTCAAGTTCATTGAATTCATTATGAATCAAGCACATTCTAGGTTCAAACCATTTGCTATGGTTTCTATAAAACCTCAAAAAGATGTTGGTGACAGAGAGATCTACATACAAGATTTTTTTTCTAAAATGTGTCATTATCCCATGCAGATAGTTTTCAGATACTTTTGTGATCTGTTGCCAGAAGAATTAGTGACTAAAAGCGAGTTTGAGAAAGTGCAGATGATGTCACAGATGAAGTTTGACAATTACTCGTACTACGTCAATGCCGATATGAAGAAATGGTCTCCTCAGGATATAAGAGATAAATTCGGAATAGCTTGCAGGCTCCTGTTAGAGAAAGGTCTTATAGACAATTACATATACAAGCTTACTATGACTGGTTTTAATCTTACAAGGGACTTAACTTTACTAGTAGATAGCAGATGCAATGATGAAAATGCACTTTTTTTCAAATTTCCTCATCTTAGCAAGACCCGGTTCGAACCGAATGAAGCTGGAATAAAGATAGACAGCAAAAGAAGAAAAGATACGAAAGGCATGTACTCGATTCTAAAAATAACCCATGGATGGCCTCAAGGGATATATCACTTTGCTTCCACGTTTGTCCACGGAATGACTTGTGTCGTAGAAGAAAGCTGTTACAGAAGCTTGGTAGGACCAGATGCCAGTGTAATGCTTACTTATCATAGCGATGATAAAAATGAAGCTATAAGTTCTCAAGAAAATTTTTACAAACACATGGACGAAATGTTATACATTGTTGAAACAGTTCCTTTAAGCTTTGGATTGTCTAGCTCAGACACAAAAACTTCTGTGACAGTCAATGGTAGCAAATTATCTTACAGGCTTAACGGAGGCAAGAAAAAAAGAGTTTCTGAAATGGTAAGCAAATATAACATTGAAGGCTCTATTGTGGAGAGTTACACCAGACAAGCTTCTAACATAAGCAGTGGAATGATCTTTAGAACTTTTGTGGACAATCACTTAGCGCTCATGACCAGAGTGTGCACAATACACAGATTTTCAAACTTGATTCTCTTCCCTGAGTTAGTTTACAGTAATTTCGTGAGGATGTTGAAAATCATGCACCCAAAGGAATATACAGATTTCTCTCTGATCAATCATGGCGGAATAAAGAAAGTCTCTATAAGGCAAATTAGTGAACAAGGGATTTTTTCAGACAATGTGTACAAGCTTGTGAGCAATCCTGAAATAATTAGTAGGCAGTTGACTTTTTTGGTCACTTCGAAAAATTTAATCTTGAATTCAAAATCTGCGAAAGAGTATCAGAACATCATCACTAATCAATCGTTCATCAAGTTGAAAAACCCTAATCAAATATCTTATATGAAAAACAGAGTTGACATTCTCACAACGTTACAGTCTGGTCTATTCATGGGTCAGAGGAACATTGATTACTTCAACATGTACTTTAACAAAGATAAGAATTTATACAAAGGATTTAGAGGCACAGGAGGGATAAAAAGCTTTTCTGAATTCATGGAGTTTGGTAGCCTTCAAAGCATAGAGGAAAAGATCATTCTTTCAGGCGTGAGCATCCGAGAAATAGATGAATTGGTATGTGGCAGCAAAACTCTGTTAGATGACATTCTAGCGGATCTGAACACGTCATACGAATATCATGAGCCCAGTCACAGATGGGAAGGAGTCATCGAAAGGATGAACATCAAAGTCAGGGGCATAGTTAGGCATGACTTCGACGAATGCAAACAACTGGTGGAGGACCCTGACAATTACTACATGATGTCTCCTAACAGATTCAATTATAATGAAATGATTGAAGACATTATGAGTTTCTGCGGGGTGTTTAACATTCACACGAAAGACGCTTTCTCTCAGTCTTCTGACAAGTGGGACTTTGTAAAGAAGTATACAACTTTCTACAAACCAATCTACTTTTTGTATAAGGGTAATAATGTTTACACTGATTACATCGTGATCACGAAGAAAAATCTAAGAGGCATTAAAATGAAGCTGAAATATCAGAGCATGCAGGAATTTGTAATAGCTGTGAGATCGACGCCTATACACACTATTAACAGGCTAAAAAACAGTTTTAACAAGGGATACTACAATTTCTGCATGGGAGTGAGATCCAGCATTATCACAGATGTGATCAGGATACTTTCTAAAACGAGTGCCGAAACCGTAGAAGAAGTATTAGACTCTTGTCATGATATAGAAGTAAAATCAGCAGTGTCTTTCTTCTTAAGAAAAGATATGGAGATAGCCTTTTCAGGGACAATACCAATCAATCAAAGGCCAGAGGAAGATCTGTCAATATATGCTTTAGTTGAAAGAGGTTCCACGATCACTCGGTACATAATTTATCAGGATCAAATAATGACTGAAATTCCAGACGATGTACTGGCACCGAGACACAAGAGTCGCATACTTTCCCGTCACAAGAGATTCAGATTGGTGAAAGATGAAGAGCTTAGAAAGTATTTCACCACTATTTTTGCTGACGACCATTTACCCAACGGATCAGTACTGGATTTGTATTTCGAAAAGACAGAAGAAGAAGTGAGCTTATGCATAAAGTGTGTGTCATTCGGGAAAGTGGTGATCTTCAAAAAGAAACCTCGGATTTTCACATTGACTGGGTCTGTGCCCACTTATGAAATGCTGTCTCTGAAAAACATTCTGCCTACGGTGACCATACAGTCCGGAAGAGTGGAGATAAAAGAGTTTCAAACCAAATCGTACGAAAGGTTTATGCAGACAGGTTTCGTAGACGAATTCATATTTAAATCTATTGAGAGGTTGGAGGAATCCATTTGTTTGTCTGAAGACAATGAACTAAGAAGTATACTGAAGAGAAAATTGAATCTAAGTAATGTGAACAGCAAGAAAACTATGATCAATCTTCTCAACAAAAGACAATTGAAGGTTATATCACACACGATACACCCTGCAGATCCGGACCTTTCTGCTAGAATCATGCAGGAAGGGGATGAAATAAGCAAAATGTCTCCAGAAGCAGCTACTTATTTCATCTATTCTAACTGCTGCTATCAGAATGGAATCCAGCCAGGATCGGTTGATGACTATTTGAATTTTTTAGAAAACAGATACAGTTATGCCAACAGTGAAAAAATTATACAGGTGCGAAAAATAGAAGAAAAGCAAAAACCAAATCCAGCTATCAGAGTGGATCAAATAGCTTCAGACGTGAGAGTCAGTGTTTACGACACAAAAACTGGTATCTTGCTGGCAAGCTACTTCAAACCTGTTAGCAGAAATTCATATTACTGGATATACCAGGTCAACGAAGTATTTGAAGAATTGATGTCCAAATCAGGGCTAAATTTGCCGGATATCAAGACAGAAGATGTGTTTATGACAAATTGCTTAGGAAGCATTTTGTTGAGAACTTGGAGAAGACACAGTGCGTTCCCTAAAGATGACTTTGAATCCTTCAAAAAGAGTCTCGATGACACAGTTGAGGAATATATGCAGAGATTAGGATTTTCTTTTCATCAAGTTTACACTAGTTTAGCCTCGGGAATAGCTGACTACTGTCAACAAAAAATGCTAAATTTGGATGGGATCGAACACAAAATCGATTTCAAGACCCGAAAAAAAATCTCTGTGATGACAGTAAAAATTCAACCACCAAGAGTTGGAGATTTGCCTCCTCAATCTTATCGCTTCGCGAGGTGTCTTTTTAATAATGCAGAAGAGATGAAAAAAAATCCTACTCTTTGTTTTATAAGATCTCCTCTTCTCATAAAAAAAGCCCACTTGGCTTACGATAGGGCTCTGAAATATGTTCTAATTCAGGTCTACGAACCTTATAGTCAAGCATATGAAAGGCCTTGCTACTATAAGCCCTATAAACTCAGAAAGAATATAGACATCAGCAAACCAGACATCGTGGAAGATGAAGAAGATATCATGATGACCGAATTGGAGAAAGATCAAACATTAGACAATTTTATCCGCATGCATTTAACTGAAGAAATGATAGAATCTGGAGAACACACACGACTGATGAAAGCAGCAAACGAAATCAGGGACAGTGACTACATGGTGAAAGATGAAGAATTGAATTATTATTTCACATCAACTTCTCGAGGAAGAGACTTCTCAGCGATATCAAAGGAAGTGCACATGATAAGTGAGAGGACGAGCAACCCGGTTAATGAGACTTTGAAAGCCGATGTTGACAAAGCTATCAGAATGTATCTTAGCTTGGTCAGTCCGAAAGCTATGGCTCTGTATGATAATGATCAATTCCTGCAAGGTAACATAGCAATAGTGCCTGAGATAGCTAAAGGAAAGGATTTGTTACCAACAGGGTTTAAGAATGATTTTCTAGTATTCACAGACTATCCAGCCACTATTACTCTGAACACTGCAATCTCTAAACCTTTACTCAGATTCTGTATGATGATGTACGAGCAAATAAGAGAAAGTGTCAGAATCGGCAATAACATGGCTATCCTCACCACATTGCGAATTGCTATGTCAATTATGCTTGGCAAATTAAAAGATTATGAGAAGGCTTTAGCTATGGATCTTTCTCTTTTCTTTGATCAGATTGACTCAGGTGATGAAGACATGATGAGCAGGTATGCGAAAGACATAAGGCACATCGCCAATCAAATAAATTATAAGTTTTTGAGTGATTAATATTCAGATGGTTAACGAGTTTTTTGAAGAAGATGCATCTGTCTCAAATTTTAAAAAAGAATGTTTACATCAAATAACAAAAGATTTCCATCGCAAACATCTAAGCTTTTGTGACTTCAAGAAATTGGAATGTAATGTTCACCATTCCAGGCTTGAGAGTTTCACCTTTCAAGTTCGACATCTCATTTATGATCAATTGAAGATCTTTCCTGCATTTGTCTCTGGATTCGGCGTCTTTCAATGAAAAGAAACCTTTAGCATGAATGAACTTAACATGATCTTCAGATATTTTGAGCCCAGCTGTTTCCAAGAAGCGTAGCATGCTGGTTTTCTTTCCTAAGATCAATTTTTTCTCAATACTTGTCCTAAAATGTTGAGTTAATACTGACCTGTTACCTTCTGATAATAAAATGGGAAATTCCATGTAATAGAAGTAACCATCGAATGAGGATTGACTTATTAGCAAGAACTCTCTGCCTGGTATGAACCGGCCTTTTATCATTGTGTAAGCCAGCAAAGCTCCTTCCAAATTTCTAACAGCTGATTCTTTTATAGCTTTTTCCACATTGCTTCCTACTGACTCAACTTCTCCTTGGCCCAACACGACAGAACACTTTGCTGATCTTGCAAAGATAATGTTTTCGAGCATCGTGGCTCTTTTATAGACAGCAGAAGCTGCTTTATCTAATTCTTGCACCGTTCTCAAAACCCCTTGGGCCTCAAACAAAGTGATATAGTTTTCAAATTCCATCTTTCCAGACATTTTCGAATAAGTCTTTAAACAGATGTATCTATCTTAATTGTT